GCCGGGGGATAGGGACGCAGGCCGACTCCGGTGTTTTCCCAGATGATCGGATCCGTATCGTCGGGGAACGTGAGCAGCGAGACGGCCTTATATGCCCGCTCGAGATTGAGATCTTCGGCCCCGAAGTTAGACCGCTGCAGCACCCCTTCCTCGAGCAGAACGAAGATCTCATCGGATCCGTGATCGCCCCATGCGAAGTCGGTCCCGCGCTGCCCGCGACGCAGGCGCGACAGCTCATAGACGCCGGGGGCGACCAGATCCGCGTCGGCGAATTGGATGATCTCGCCGCCGTGCCCGTCGGCCGGGCCGACATAGGCCGCATTCGCCCCGGCGAGCACGACGTCGTCGACGGCCGAGTCGAGCGTCATGTCGGGCCGGCGAAGGGTCACGGTGAGGACGTTGAGCATGTCCCAGTCGGCGTCGGGGTCGAAGCCGTCGGTCGGGGGATCGAGCAGACTCGAGTCGCCGGCCGTGAGCTCGATGCCCTGCGGTTGGATGTTCTCATAAGGGCCGCCGACGTCGATCGCCCGCAGGAAGTCCGCGCCGCGCCAGCCGTTGCCGGATCCGATGACGCCCCAGTAGAAGCCCGGGCCCTTCGTCGCGTCGTCGGCTTCCAGAAGCAGGGGGATGTCGAGCAGGATCAATTCAGTCAGGCCGGGCAGCGCCATCGGATTCGGCAGAGCCGGCGCGACGATGCCGGTCGCCGTCGACGCATAGGTTTCGTCGCGATCGCGCTTGATCTCGAGATCGATGAGGCCATTCGCCCCGCGCGTCTTCCGCAGGATCCGCAGGGGTTCGAAGCCGGCCGGCGTTTCGAACAGATAGACCCGGCCGGGCTCGATCGAGATCCAGCGGTCGTCGGTCTGGGCTTGCGCGCTCTGGACTCCGGTCCAAGCCTCCCAGAGCATCCGGTCGGCAAGTCGACGGCCTTCGTCGGCATCGAGCACGATCGCGATCTCGCTCGACAGATTGCTCTGGGCGGATCCCTGCGAGCGCACCGCCCTCTGTGTGTTGGGCTGGAAGTCGCGATCGGGATCCGAAAAGGTGACGGTCGCTTCCCGCGGCAGCGCCGTCGTCCGCATCCGCTTCCAGAGCAATTCGTCGTCGGGCCGGGTCGACGCGCCGTCATGGCCGCCCAGCTGCTCGAGCAGGATGACGCCCAGCGCCGACGCCCCGCGCTTGTTGCACCGCAGGCCGCCGCCGACTTCTGCGACGTCGAAGTCGTAAGCGAGCGCGAGGGGCTGCAGGGCTCCGATGCCCGACGCCTGCGACCCGATGACATAGCCGCGCACCGAGTCGACCAGCGACGACGTCGACACCTGATTCAGATCCAGACCGCAGCGCGACACGATCTCGCCGACGATCTCGCCGACGGTGATCGCCGCATCGCCTTCGACCAGAAACTCGATGTTAGGCAGGCGATTCCCGAAGTCGGCGAGCTGCAGATCTTCGAAGACGACATAGGCCGTGCCCCGATAGGCAGGGGTCTCGCCGACGCCGCGATAGGACTCGATCGTCGGATCCGGCAGCTGGGTATGGCTGCCGGTGTAAACCCGGAATCCGGCATATAGCGCCGTCGGGACTTCGACGCTGCCGTCGACGTCATAGATGAGCTTCGAATTCATCCAGCACTTGAGGATCCGCGAGATCTGCCGCGGCGCCGCCGTCGAGCCCGGGATCGACGCCTCGCCCAGCGCGACCGCGAAGGATGCGCGATAGCTATAGGTCGTCGTCTTCACGGTCGGGCCGCCCTTGCCGCCCTGCTTCGTCTTCGTCGTCGTCTCGAGCAGGCCGGTCGACCAGATCACATTGCCGGCGAGGCGGTTTGTCGGGCCGAAGATGAGGGGCAGCGGCTTCCCATAGCTCGAGGCCGTGAGCGTGAGATCCGTGAGGCGGGGGCCGACTTCCTTCTGGGGGAAGAGCTGGTTGTCGACCATGCCGCCGATCGCGGATCCGATCATGCCCCCGATCGCAGCGCCCAGAGGGCCGCCGAACGCGCCGCCGATCGCCTGACCGGCGTAACCTAGAGCGACCGATGCCATGCGTTAGGACTCCGCGACGCCGGGATAGCGCCACCATGAAATAACACGCGCGGGCCATGGGTCGACGAATCCGTGCTCGACGACTTTCCCGATGCCGGCGAAGGCATGGATCATGGTCGGCCGATCGTCGGCGATCGCCATGATCGCAAGGTGCATCGGCAGATGCCGGCGCCACCCGATGAAGGCGACGGATCCGGGCGGGGCGAGCTGGGCGGGATCCAGATCCAGCGGCTCGAGGAACTGCCGAATCGCCCGGCCCATGTGCTCCGGGTTCGGCGCCCGCCCATAGCCCCGGTGCGGCGCCCATGCCTCTTCGGTCCAAGTCGGCAGCACGTTCGCCTCGAGGCCGGCCGCGATCACCAGACCGACGCAGTCCGCGCCGACGCCCTTCGTCCGGTGCTGGTGCACATACGGCGTCGAGATCCAGCTGCGGGCGGCCGCGACGACTCGATCGGCTGGGCTAGGCTTTCGCATCGGGGGTTTCCATCAGCGCGTCGGATCCGGGGACGTCTGGGAAGCCCCCGAAATTGATCTTGTTCGCATAGACGGTGCATCCGCCATCGATGGCAAGGTCGCAGCCCGGCTGCAGGGTGAAGGAGTCCCCGGGCTGGGCGAGATATGCCGGCGACGCCCAGAGCACGATCTCCCCGGTGTCGAAGTCGACCGTCTTCACTTCGGCCCGGTCGCCAGCGTTCGGCCCGGTGAGGAAGACGACCACGCCATTTTCCCATTGCCGGCCGTCGCCGTCGTCATCGAGCACGGCGAGGATCCGGCCGCGGCTGGGGGCGATCGTCACGACGCCGCCCATCGACAGGGCGTCGACGTCGACACCGCAGCGGGGATCCGACAGGCCCGACCACCGGCAGCCCGGCGCGACGACCGTCACCAGAGCTTGCTGGTCGAGCCTCGAGCCCGGGCCCAGCACTTCCATCCGGAATCCGGTTTCGCCCTGCGAGAGCTCGCCCGTCCAGCCTGCAGCGAGCCGGCGCGGCGACTCGGCGTCCGGGCCCCATGCGACAAGGTCGACGGTCACATAGGCGTCGTCGAACTTGCCGCCGAAGAGATCCGCTTCCGTGATCGACTCATCATCGATGATGCCGTCGAGCTCGATGTTCCCGACGGATCCCAGCTGCGACGAATTCTCAGACGCCGACGGGTTGAGCGAGGCGCATGTGCGATAGGTCTCGAGGCCGAAGACCAGATCTCGATCGAGGCTGGTGAACCGGAAGACGACGCCGTCGCGGCGGGTGATCTTCCAGATCTGGGCGCGCTGGGTCACGCATGGCGATCCGTCGGCGAGCAGCACGACGGCTTGCTGCGAGGCTTCGACGCCGGGGACGATCTCGCCCAGCATCACGATCGCTTGCTGGGTCGCGCGGGCTTCGGGCTCGACTTGCCCCAGCGTGATCGCCGCTTGCTGGGTCGCGCCGACGAAGTCTTCCGTCGAGACCAGCGGGATCTGCCCGGTGAGCTCGAGCGCGCCGGCCGGGATGAAGACAGAGATCCCGCTGGTGACGGCCGGGGCTTGCCCCTGCAGCTCGAGGGCCTGCGGGCTGGGCGCGATCGGGATCTCGATCGTCGGCGCCATGCCCTGCAGCTCGAGGGCGCCGGCCGGGATCTCGATGTCGACCGACTCGGGGATCGTCACCAGCGGGGCGAAGCCCGTCAGCTCGAGCGCGCCGGCCCCGACCGGGATCTCGATCGCGGACGACTCGGCGACCGACACCAGAACCTCGAGGGCGACGTTCGTGACGCGAGCGGTCGCGGTGCCCTCTGTGAGAACCTCGAGGGCGATGTTTGTGACGCGACCAGCCATCGCGGTTAGATCGTCGTTTCGGGGCCGGCCTGCAGGGCGTTGACCCCCGAAGCCGTCCAAGCGGCCGCCGTGTTCGGATCCGTCGCATGGATCGTCACCCGTTGCTGGTAGCCTGCAGCGAGGCCCAGCGCGGTCCCGTTCGCCGTCGTCCCGCCGCTCTTGATGTTGCAGCGGACGGCCCGATCGGCAGCGTCATCCTTCCGGGCGATGATCGACGACTGCACCGCATAGATGGATGCCGGCGTGAAGCTCAGATCTTCCATCCCATAGAGATCCAGATCCCCGACGGTCGACGACGTCACATAGGTCGTGTCGCCATCCGACGGCCGCTCATCGACCAGCGCATAATTGTCGGATCCGGCCGACCGGCCCCAGTCTTTGTCGGCCGTGTCGCTGGTCGGCATCAGGGTCACGACGCGGGACTCGCCCAGCCGGGCGCCGTCGGTCTGATAATAGTCGTCGAGCTGGATATTCCCGGCGCCCATCCCCGACGGGGTGATCTGCAGCCGGAAGACGGTCGTCGCCGATGCGCCCTTCGTGTCGCCGGTCGTGACGTTGACGACCAGAACCCCGTCGACCCAGATCTTGAAGACGCCGACGGTGTCGGACAGGACGAATTCGCACTCGAGGAAGTGGAAGACGTCGGGGGTGAAGACGCCGGCCGCGCTCGAGGCCATGACGGTTGAGACGCCAGAGACCGCCCGGACGGTGCCGTCGGCCGCGACCGTGATGCGGGCCTGCGTATTGCCGCCCGAGTCGAGGAAGCCGACGATCCGCGTTCCGGTCCCTGCCCCTGCGATCGTCCCGCTCGGCAGCAAGATCGCGAGGCCGAAGGCGAAGGTCGCGGCAGCGGCCGGCGCGATCGTCGGCGACCATTCCCCGTTCTGGTTTCCGGAGTCGGGCTTGTAAGACTGCCCGGATCCGAAGCGGCCGGCCGCCATGGTCGGCGAGAACTGGGCGCCCAGAGGATACTTCGCGGCGACAAGGGTCGTCGTCAGGACGTCGAAGCCCTCGATGGCGGTGATCGTCATAGGGCGACTCCTGCCGGTTAGGCTTTCTCGAGGGTGAAGACGTCAGAAGGCCAAGAGATCGTGAAGTCGGTCGCGGCCGCGGTTCGGCCCGACGGATCCGTCGTCTCGAGATCCGCGAAGCCGACGATGGGATCCCCGGCGACGGTCGTGTCGATGAGCACCGCGAATTTCGCCGTGAAGGTCGCCGTCGACCAGACCGACGGATCCGCCGCGAACGTCGTCACGCCGCCCGCGGTCGACC